CTAGTTTGGTTGTAAATACCTCGGCTATCAGGTGTACAATCACCTATAATTGTGCCATTTTGACAAATAAATGCTCCACCTCTTTGAATCCAAATCGCACCCGTTTGCAAATTCTTAATCATAAAATTTTCAAATGTGAATTTGAAAGAATAAATTAGATTAAGACCACCGGCTTTGTTGTTACAATCAATAATAATGTTTTTTAACAATGTTTTTACATCATTTTTGACATTAGCTGAACCATCAAATGTAATCATATAGTCCATTGTTTTAATTGCTTTCAAAGTTGCCCAGTTAAAATCAATTATACAAGTGCTAGTATTTGATAAATTTAACGGACTACTAATGCAATAGGTTTTACCATTTTGACATTTGATTTGTGTTCCATTTGCAATACAATAATCAATTGCTTTTTGCAAAGCATTTGTATCATCAAATACGCCGTTGCCTACTGCACCAAATTTTTCAGGTGTAATCTCATATAAAGTGTGTTGAGAAACAAATTCTTCAATGGAATTAAAAGTTTTAACATAGTCTTCTTTAGATTTTACAAAAAAGTTTGTAATTTGACAATTTAAATTTGCTTTATCCGGTAAATATACTTCATACAAATTCAATGAATTTGCTACGGTTACTGTTGTCACAAAAGTGTGCTTGTTACCATCTGTAATTGCACCGATTTTTCCTAAATCTTTATAATTATTGTCAATTTTCACACCCAAATTAAAATCAGTATTTGACACATAATCAAAGCCGATATAATAGTCATTTTTGGGTAGTTGTCTTTCACTATCAAATACCCATTTTGCTCTATCAGTATTATCTGTGGAAGTGCTTAATAAATATTTTCTATCTGTGTAACTACCATTATTATTTTCATTAACAGAAGAAAAATAACCAACTTTGTTAGAGTTGTAATCATTAATAATATTTGTTGTGCTAAATGTTTTTAAAGAATTCTCTGCAACAGTAATTCTGTTTTCGTTAGATGAAGTTTTACCAAGCAAATTTGCTAATTCTTCATCTTTGTTAGCTAGTTCATTGGCAACATGTTCTTTGTGTAAATTGTAATCAACAATATCAACTTTTTTACTATCTAAATTACTAATAGCAGTATCTAAAGCATTTTTATCAACAACTTTGTCTTTAATATCACTAATCAAGCCTTGCAAATTAGCAATTTCATCACTATAAGTATTAGTATCTACTTTACTGTTTTGTAGCTTAGTAACAAGTGATTGTAAACTTTCAATAGCAGTTGTATATGTGTCTTTTTCAACCTTGTTATTATTCAATACAGAAAGCTGATTGTTAATAATTGACAAACTGCTTTTTAACTGAGAAACAGACTTGTTATGTTCTTCAATACTTATCTTTGATGTATCAAGATTATTGATTAGTTCTTTAAGGTTTGCCACCTCATTATTAAATACATCAAGTGGTGTCTTGTAACCTAACTGTGTATATAAATCCTCAATCTTTGTATTGTCAGCATTGGTAATTGTAAAAGAAAAAGTATTACCTTTATCTGTTACAAATGTGTAGGTATCCACATTGCCCTCGGTTGACTTGTCAAGTCTTGCTATACCATCACCTTTTAAGTCACCTGACTTGTATTGTGTGTTATCGTTATAGGTAATAACAAGGCAATTATCAATCATTGATACACTTTTAATTGCTTTATTATAGTAGGTTCTAGCTTCTTGTAGTGCTTGTATTAAAGCATTGTAGCTATTACCTACATTTCCATAGTCATTAACCATAGCGTAATATTTTCCTTTCTCAAAATATGGGGTATTGCAGTTAATATATGTTTTTTCGTCATACTCTAGTATTGTATTTGTAAGTTTGTAGTTATCATCAATATAACTGCTATCTGCAATCGCATACATAACAACATCAGTATATCCGTTTTCCAAATATTGCCTTTTGGTTATTGTCGGAATTACAATTGGCATTTGTTTATTGCAATCCATATTTACTGTAGTGAATTTTTCTGATAATTTATCACCGATTTTATATCCAAATTTAAGAGTTATTGACAACATATTACTTGTTGTAGTGCAATAAATTCTTCTTCCTTGACTAACTGAGATTGTTTGACTTCTTTTGTATACAATTGAACCGGCTGAATGGTCGTTGGTTTTAAATTCTAAGTTATTGAGTAAATTTCTGTCACTACTAAATTTAACCGGTATATAATCTATACCGTTAAATGTATAATAACTATCTGCGTTATCTACCCAATCATCAGGTTCTTCTTCTAGCAACTCGAAATGTGGTACATTTAGGATATTTTCGACAACGAAAATAAAAGTCGGTGAAATCGAATAGCCCTTATTATTAGATAACTGTATTTGGCATTTTGTGTCACCTACATTGAGGATAGGTGCAGTAAATACAATTTCATTATCTACAATATCGCAACTTTCCCATTGTTTACTTAATCCCTCTAAATAAACAGTAGCCACCATATCATTATCAAGTTTGACAGGTTCTGTACCGTTAGTTAGAGAAATATATATAATGTGGCTTTCATTTTCAGCTTGTCTAATATTCACAAACTGTTTGTAACCACTTTTTTTCATATCAATAGTAATTCTATGAGGTGTCATATTTTCCCCCCTTACATAAAAATTATAAAAGAAAAGGTGGGTTATTTTCTAACCCACCAATCTTTATCCCTCTAACCAATCTTGAATTTTTGTATCTAGAGTAATTTTACTGTTATCCCACTTGATGTACTTGTTGTTGGATAAAATCTTATAAATTTTATTCATTGTTTCCTTGTCGTTATTTTGGTATGCTTCAATGTACTTTTCTTTAGCCACACTTAAGATTTTATCTCTTACTGCTCCGTCAACTTTCTTGTTCCATTCATCAGTAGTGTAGTTTACGGTCATATTGTCCTTTGTATGGGTTTTGCTTGTAGTTTCCTTACAAGCCTTTAAAACTTCATTAAGATAAGAATTAGCCGAATAATTCATATCATTTAGTGCAGTTTTCAAATAATTTTTTGCTTTATCTTTTGCCTTTTCGTTGTATGTACCGACTTTCCAATGGATGATATTACCTGTTGCCTCGCCGATAGTGTCATTCCATATTTCAATGCCGTTATTCCACAATGCTATACTATCTCTAGATAAGTTACCTATACCAATACCTGTAATTGTAGATATTGATTTTAGCCAATAATAAATTTTTCCATACAATGAAGTATTATCATATTTATCATTAAAAGTCTTATCATAGGCATTAACAATGTCAGTAAAACTTTGCGACCACATAGCCGTATTATCGTAATAGGTATCGGAAAACTTGGTAATGTACTTAAACATATCCCATGCGTCACTAACAATAGGGACTTGGTTTAATGGGTTGATGTTCTTTTCCATTTCTTGAATGAAGTTTTCGGCGTATTCATCCTTGAAGTCTTTGTCATCATCACTATATCGTAGGTTATCCCATAGTGCTTCAATCATTGAACTAAATAGGTTGGTTAGTCCTAAGCCAAACAGACTTATTGCAAGTCTTTTACCATGTTTGTTAAGCAACTCTTTATTGCTCATACCTTGTCTTTTGTTATTGATAAAATCGTTTGCCAATTCATTAACAACATTCAGTGATACAATAGGTTCACTTTGGAAGACTGTTACAACCTTTGCAAGTGAGTTATTAGAACGCATTAACTGACTTCGTGTCATAATATTATCAACAACCTGTGTTTTATACACAACTTCTCTAAACAATTCATCAGTTTGTTTTTTGAAGTTCTCGCCTTTAATACCTTTATCTTCAACTGCATATTGACAAGCCTTATATAAAAGTCCCCATGTAAACTTATCGCCGTATTCAGCACCTTTCATTCCTAAGTCGTTAATCTTATTGTATAGTGTTTTTTTGCCTTTGATAAGTTCGCTCATGCCGAATGTTGTTGAGTTATCAAAGAAGCCCATTGACTTCCAATTGCCTATGCCTGTTTGTTCCATTTCTTCAATCAAAGTTTTTGCCTTTGGTATATCTTTAAGTGCTTTGATAAGGTACTTATTATCTAATACTGCCATAGCTCTAAAGTATGAAGTAGGTTGGAGCATAGCCACACGAAGATTATACATAACCTTTGAGCCTTTAACCTTTGATATAGCCTTATTGATAACTCCAATATCTTGGTTATTATCAATTCTACCATCAATATTCAATAACAACTGACGATAATATTGATAAAATTTATCACCATAGGTTTCTTCAATTTTTTCTTTGACACTCGTTGTTTCGTATTTACCTGTTGCCTTGTTGTAAAAACTATCTACCTTTTCAAAAAAAGTATTTGCGTCTTGAATAGCTAAACCGTATGCGTTATACTTCGCAACTTCAACAGTATGCTTTGCAAAGGTATCAAAGATATTATGAATAACAACTCTGTTCATTGCGTTAGGTGTGATTTCCTTAGTCCAACTTTTGTTAAGTAATGCCCAAACATTCTGGTCTTGTGGTAACTGTTGCTTTTCAACTGTTGTTTTTGATACTTCAACAGGATAATAAGTTTTTTCGCTGAATTTAGCAATGCCATGTAATGTTAAAGAAACTTCATTAGCTAAATCACTACATCTAGTAGCCATATAGTTTTGTAACTTATCAGCCACTTGCTTTTGCTCGTTACTTAAAGACTTAAACATTGTATTAAGTATATTTTCATCAATAAAATGCTTTGACTTTTCGTTATAACTTTCTTTGAATTTACCGTCTTTAATTTGTGATACCTCAAAACCACCTGTTAATAAATGCTTTTTGCCGTATGGTCTTTTACTTAACTCGTAAATTTCCATAAGTTGTGGCACATTCACAAACATTTTGTTGCCGTCTGCGTCCTTAAATTCCTTAACATCTTTTTCCCACTCTCTAATAGTTTTATCTCTATTCTCAAAACCTGCGTCTTTCATAGTCTTTTTTGAATATTCAATAATGTCTTTACTGAGTAGAGAAAATTTATCTGTTGCGTCCATTAGTTCGTTAAATAGGCTTTCACCGGCTGGGCCCAATCTCTTAAAGTAGTTAATAGGAGTAATTACCCAAGGTGCAAAAATCTTGTTTTGCAGGTTTGCCCACGCCTTTTGACCTTTGCTGAGGTTTGCTTTTACTCCCATTTTGTCTAGATATTCAAAAACTTTGTCCCTTAATTTAGACATTCGCTCAAACTTATCGTTTTTAAATAGTTTGTCTGTATTAGTAACGGCTTTGGATAGGTCGGCTAGAATATCTCTAACTTGAATTAATTGTTTTTTAGACATATTCTTTAGTGCATTAGTACCGTTGCAACTGTCTTTTAGTTCGTCCATTTGGTTGATGATAGATTGTAGGTTTTCCACTGTAGTATCATCTAAATGAAGATTGTATTCTTTTAATTCATTATTATTTTGAATTGTAATTGTACCGTCATCACTTAACTTTACTTCACCTACATTTAATCGTCTTTTTAGAGCATTAAAAGATAATTCAGCATTAGTGATTTTACCGTCTTTGCTTGTCTTTAAATCTAACCCATCAATAAAGCCATACACAATAGGCTTTAATACTTCCGGTACATTTTTATTTTTAGTATTACTAGCCATTTTAGATAGTAGTTGAGTGGCTCTGCTTTTGATAGACTTCTGTAAATTAGACTTATCCCTTTGTTCATAAATCTTATTCTTAACAGATTTTGTTTCATTCTTAATAATCTGTCTAACGGCTTCCATACTTCTAACAGAAGTAAGTTGCCTGTCCAACTTTATAATATCCTCATTAGTTGAATTGATTTCATCATAAAGTTTTTTAATATCCTTAGATTTAGGGTTAGTCTTCTTTAACTCTCTAATTTGGTTATACCTATCCTTTTGAGAATTTTCTAATTCTTCAATTTGGTTAGCCATACCCATATATTTCTCTAGCTTTTTATATTCTGTTGAAGAATAACTAGCATTTTGCATAGCCTTGGCAATAAGCTCTCTTCTAGGTAGGTTACGGTCAACATACATCATATCAATTTTGTTACGCATTTTTCGGTTTTCTGCCCTTAATGACATAACCTCTTTGATATGTTTGTTTCTCTGCACAATTAGTTGGTTTTGTCTTGCTACAATAGACTTGTTGTTGCTTTGAATGTTTTGGTTTGCAATATCTAAAACAATATCCTGAGCAACTCTCTGTGCAAAGATTTTTTTACCATCTTCATTCCAAACAATTTGAGGGTTAGTCTGCTTTTTGACTTCATTCATTAAATCAAATAGCATACTAGGTTCTTCCAACATCTCAGAGCAATACTCGGATAATCTTTGTCCGTTTATCATCATACCGTTAGGCATATACTCGTCAATATCTGCCAAAGTGTCACATATTTGTGAGAATGTTCTGCCACTGTTGAGGCTATCTTCGTTTACAACTGTTGCATAACCAAACAAGCTATCTCTAAATCTCTTTAACTGCCCTGAGTTTTTAAGATTTTCCCATTGCTTGTTACTTAACTTTATGTAGTTGCCTTTTCTGCCTTTATCCATTAAAGTTCCTTTTAGATAACTTCTAAAGTCAAGCCATTCTTCAATGTTTGGATATTCCATTTTAAGGGTTTCTTTATCCTTAATCTGTACCTTGCCTAGTTTGTTATAGATTGTATCAGCAATTCTATTTATTAGCTTGTATGAAAAATCTTCATCACCTGGGACAGTAACAGATACATTGTGATAATCTCTTAGTTCATCAGCGATAATACTCTTAATCTCGCTAGAGATATTTTCTGTACCTCTTTTAAGTCCGTAACTATCAAGGTTATCTTTGATTATCTTATCAATACCTTTGGCAGTAAACTGTAGCTTATTACTTTGGTTGCCTTGTACAACATCTCTTAGTAGGTCAATAGCAAAACGGCTTTCTTCTTCAAGGTGCCTTTCTCTTGTGTCTTCCTCTCTTCTCATAGAGTATTGTACTAGGTCGTCAAGTTCTTTCTTATTCTTTGTATCCTCTTCCTTTTTAGTATCTTCTGCTTCTACAGAATTTTCATTTGTAGAATTTTCTTCTACTGTTAATTGAGCATTAAGGTTTGTTGCACTTTTGTATAATGCTTTATTCCACTTGTTTTGAATTTGTTTTACTGCATTATCTACACTTTCAATGATTTCAGCCTCTAAAGAATGTGCTTTAGTGCCTTTATATGCATTTTTGATTTTTTCTGCAATTTTTTCAATAAAATCAATTAGTTTTTCAGTAATTCTTTGAAGTTTGTTTTTATCAATTTCAATGTCACTTAATGCGTCAACACCGTTTTTTAACATACTTTCGCAACCGTCAGCCACAACTTCTCTCATTGCTTGGTCGTATGTTAGATAATTACCATTAATTTTTTGCCTTTGTTTTAGTGTTATAAGTTGGTCTATATCCTGACCTTGACTTTTCAACACTTCAAAAACAATATTCTTAAGGTCTTCATATTCCTTAGGCGCATACTGTTCAAACATATGCGTTAGTTCGTGTGAGAAAGTTCTCATAACTGCACCATCAACTAAAGCCTTTTCTGTATCTGTAACACCGGCATTAATATCAAGAAAAATTACACCATCTTTATAGTAACCGTTAGCACCCTTATATTTGCCATCCTCTGCCTTAGATACAAAGAATTTAACATCAACAGGTAGTGTGTTGACTATCTGCTTTATTGCCTTAACTGAGGCTTTCTGTTGGTCGTTTAGGGTTAGTCCTGACAACTCTGTTGTATCAACCTTACCTTGATGATATTTAATCTCATTATCACCTAGTTGTAGGTATGTATGGGATATATCTCTTTCGGCATCATTTACCCTCTTTTGGTGTTCTAAAACACCTTGCTGATAGGCATTTAATACGGTTTTCTCATTTAGTTCACCGTAACTATTTACAGTTTGTAAAATATTTGTGTTACCGGCTACACCACCCTCTTTAGCCATAAGCCATAGGTTAGCATATCTTTCAGGTGAAATAGATTGTGTGCTTGTATAACCATCAACAAACTGTTTAGCCTCACTCTTGCTCATATCACTTGCATAGTTGCTGATAACTTGCATATCATTATCAAGTTTAAGTTTCTCAGCAGTATCTGTTTTGTCGTTAACAGTATATTCAACCTTGCCGTTATTAACAGTAACATCATCAAATTTTTGTGTTGTAGTATGTTGTGTTTCGGTTTTTTGTCTGCCTAGTGCTGAGGTCAACGCAGTAGTATATCTGTTTAATGACTTATCCTTTATGTTCTTAACCCAATCATTAGTGTACTGTTCATTCTGTACCTGTGGTTCTGTAAAATCAGTATTATAAGCATTGTTTTTCTTTAGTTCTTCATTTTCTGTTGCATTTAGAGAATTTGCGTTTGCAGAATTTGTGTAGTTTTGATATTCAGAAACAATTCTTTGTAACTGTGGTGTTGTGTCATAAGTTTTCTTTTCACTCTCTGTTAGAGTTTCACCCAGTACAATTTTATTTGCAATACTAGATAGGTCTTTATCAGCACCTAAAACTTCTAATCTGTTACCGAACTCTTGGAGTCTATCTTTTGAAGTGTCGTTTGGACTTTCTGTTGCAATTAAATTCCTTAGATTACCTAAGTCATAGTTAGATACTTTTTCTTTGCCTTGTAATTTTTTTGCTAATTGATAGGCTTTTGTATTTTCGTCTAAGTCAAGACCTGTGTTAATTAGATTATCAACTGTATCATAGTTTTTAATCTGTTTACCGGCATACCTTGTACCAATGGAATTGAAACCTTTTTGTGTGCCACCCATAGCCATACCACTTAAGCCACCGGCTAGAAAAGATAAACCATCATCAGCCAAACTATTGCCGATTGCGTGTGCTAAAGCCTCGCCATTAGTTGCGTTAGGGTTCTGTGTCTTGTAGTCGTTTACATATTGCTGATATTCGTTCTTATCACCGTTTGCTACAACATCAACAATATCATTTAACCAGTTAGAAGCTACTTCTTCGCTACCTTCTGTTAAAGCAGACTTTAACAGATTAGGGTTTTTAATAATCCTGTCAAGGGAATACTTTTCTGTAATACCTTCAATAGCACCTTGAATAATACCCATTGTAACGGCTTTTGTGTCAGAGTAACCTTTTTCTTTGCCCTCAATGATTGCGTTAGTTGCTACACCATTACCCATTAATGCTGAGGTAATTCCAGGTACATAATTTTTAGCATTAGACAAAGCACTTGCTACTTTACTACCGACATTTGTTGCACCTACGGCAGTATTTGCTAGGCTATTACCTACACTTGCTACACCACCACCTATAGCATTACCTAGTGCTACATTAATTGCACTATCAACAGTAGAGTTTACAGTGTTGTATAGAAATTTCTCAACACCATTATCCATATTACCTGAAACCGTGTCTTGAATACCATTAACTATATTAGTTCCTCTATGTAACCAATCGTTAGTATCAATATCCTTGCCTAGTGTAGTCTGTACACCATCAACAATAGCAGTTGGAATAAAGTTATTAACAACTTGCATACCTCTAGCTTTTAGTGTGCCTAGAATAGGATGTTCTTTCGCAAATTTTTCTTCGCTTTTTACCTCTGCTTGGTTATTAACATAGTTTGTATAATTTGATACGCTATCATCATAACTATTTCGTTCATCCGAAAACATACCATATTTGTTTGATAGGTATGTAGATATTAAATTGTTTTTTTGCTCTGTTGTGTAGTCTTTATCTTTTTTGTAACCTTCACCACCAATAGACGCAATTGTGCTTTCTTTTGGTTTTGATAATTCTTCAAAGTCATTATTCTTTGACAATTCGTCAAACTGCTTATTGACTGTATCTTCTTGTTCTTTTACTTTAATTTTTGTATCAAGTTTGTTGATTTCTTCTTCATTCTTATTTTTTGTTGTATCAAAGTAATCAGTATTACCTAGTAAAGAGTGTGCAAGTTCGTTTCTTTCAGTATAACTTCCTGTATCTTCTAGATAACCTTTGTACTTCTTTAGTAGGTCGGTATCGCCCATTTCATTAATATAACTTGATATGTTTCTCAAGTCGTTAATGGTGTTATCTTTCTGCCAATTGCCTGTCTTTTCATCAGCACCATAAGTTGTATAAGCACCATTGTTTTTAAGAGTATCAATGATTTGGTCGTTAGACATTCCCTTTAAAGCATTAATATCCTTATAGGTATTATATTCGTTTTCGTCCTTGAATTGATTCCAATAATCGTTAGCATTGCCTACATTAAGTGATACATTCTTGATACCTTTGCCAATACTGTTAAGACCTTTTTCAATAGCCTTAACAGTATCTTTACCATATACATTTTCGTAATCACTTTTGTATGTACTTAATTTGTCTTTTAATGCATTATATGTATTACTGTCATTTAATAAATTGTTGTGTAAATCATCATCAACACCACTTGTATAAGTATCTCTGTTGATGTAATCTTGTGCCTTAGAGCCTGTACTAGCAAAGTTAGTAGCAAGGTTTTGAAAGTCAGATAGGAGAGTGTCTTTGCCACTTTGAATTTGCTCTTGATTATAGTAATCAAAGAAATCTTTATCCCCAACTTCTTTTTTTCTTCTTTTTTCAGCCCATTCTAAATAACCCATTTAATCACCTACTTTTGCTTAGTTGAATATCCACCACTATAAAAATCTACTAAAAATGTTTTTGGTAATCCGATAGCATTTAAAATATCATAAACATCATGGTTTGTATATTTTTCGTCTAAGTTTGAAAGATATTTAGCCAACTTTGCCCAATTAGAATTCTTCGCCATTTCACTAGCATTACTAATAATTTTGCTTAGGTAAGTTTTTTTAGTTGAACTACTTGAACTACTTGAACCACTAGAACCACTAGATTTTGGCAATGCACTTAGCATACTTAAACTCTCTGCGTTTCTATTGTGTGTAATTTCTTCGTTTAATGCTTTGTTCTTGTAATTTATATCAGCCTTTAATGCTTTATCCTTGTAAGCATTTTCTGCCTGATTCTGTTCCCATGCGTCCCTTAAACCATATAGGCTAAGTTTATTTTGATTTGCTTTATCCCATAGGTTGTAGTCCATTGTTTCGCTTTTGTCGGCTCTATCTTGCTTTAGGTTAGAGACATTACCCATAGCATTTGCTTGTGTATTATATGAATTTAGGTCATAGTTACGGCTATCACCATAAGCATTTGCAAGGCTATTAAAACGATTGTTATAAACATTCCAATTACCTTGCCATTCATTATTCTTAGTGCCTCTATCCGTAGAATAAGCATTGAATACATTTTGTAATCTGTTTGTTTCTGCCGTATGGGTGTTAAGTGCTAGGTTATATAAATCTGCTATATTGTTGTTTAATTGTTGCATATAGCCTTGATATGCCTGACTACCGGCTGTTGTTGCATATGAGTTACCATAACCACCTGTCATAGCAGAGGCTTGACCTATCGTATCTGCCATAGCCTGTTGACCCATTACTTGGTATTGGTCTTTCATTTGGTTGTATAAAGTGTCTTTTGACAAGTCATAACTAAACTTAGGCTGATTAGCTAGATTAGATAGTGCTTGATTATAACCTTTTTGATTGTCATAGTTAAATGTGCCACTTAGCTTATTACTATTCTGCAATTTCTGTAACTGATTATAGAAGTTGTTTGTTGCCGGTGAAGTCTGTATACCTTGATTTACAAAGTTACTATAGTTAGCTATTGAATTGTTAGCATCATTTTTGTATCCTTGTGTTTCTTTTGAAGTTTTGAAACCGTCAACTTTCCATTTTTGACTAGCCATTATTTTTCACTCCTAATTTTTCAAGTAATGAATTAACTTGATTTTTTTGTTCTAATATCTGTCTTGAATGAGGGTTGCCTACAAGAGAATTTTCATCAATTGATGATATTCTCTGTATTTCGCTTAGTATCATTTGTGGGTTGTTAGAATTGTTATTCAGTTCAGTTACTAACTGATAAAGATATTGTATAACTTCATTTACTTTTTCATCAGTTGTTTTGCCTTGAATGTTTGGTAAATTATACAAATTTGTCACTTCCTATCTCTAAATATTTTGCAATAGAAAATATCTTACATTCGCCGTTACCCTCAAATCTTAGTGAGAAGTGGTCGCACCTCTTAGGTTTAATTGGTAGATTGATAGATTGAGTATTTCTTGCTTTGATGTAGCCGATTGTTTCATATTCACCACTAGAGTTATACTCAACTAACACTTTGATATAGGCATTAATTTTCATATTAACCCTTATATCCATTCTGCCTAGATATTTGTTGTCCGGATAAGAATATCCCATAACACCTGTTTGGAAAAACCACTCAATGTTATCTTCTAATTCACCTTGTCCTGTAGGTGATATTAGTTTGTTACCCTCTACATAGTATAAATCAGTATCCACCCTAGCAAAATATTCTGCTTTTGTTTTATCTTCCTTGTGCCATAACTGACTAGATAGGTCATATACAAACATTTCCCATTCGTCAGTATCACATCTTTGCATTGAAATATAATACTTAGTACCGACTGTACCGGCTCTTGCATTACGATAATTTACATTTCCTAGTGGTGTAGATATTGAACTTGGCAATGAACCCTCATACATACAAACATCACTTGATGATTTATAAAATAGGATTTCATTTGAAATTGCAAGTGACTTTTCACTACCCTTTTGTACACCTCTACAGTTAGTAGTATTCATAGTAAATTGTGATGGTATAGCACCACTTATTCTATGTATATAATTTTCCTTGAAGAACATAGGGTATGAACCATAGTTTATAGCACCTGTAAATTCACCATCAGAACCTACTGTAACTGCATAACTATCCGTTGATATACCGGCATAACAATTCCAATTTTTAAAGTCACCTTGCTTACTTGCGTAAATTTCATTTACAATTTCGCCTTTTTTGTTTTTACCATATCTGCAACCCCACAAGCGGTTATTACACTCAATAACATAGTCCATTATAGGCATAGTTCTTGATATTTTAATTGTACCGAGTTTTTGAGTGTATATGGTATTAAGTATACCAACTACAATAATATAGTCTGTATCAACATTTTGCACTAGCATATTAGTGTTTAATTTTGATAACTGTGACATTGTAGCATTTTGATATTGAGAATTTTCCCAATTTATTTTACAAAACTTTTTTTGACCTTGAATATAAACATATAAATCACCATTAACAACCCATTCACTTCTCTTTGTACTTGCAGAAGTATCATTCCAAAAATAAGATGGATATTTAGCTTCTGTAATTTCTGCTGAGGCTGAACAACTAGGCTCTAAATATAAACTAACATAGTCTTTGTCTTTATCTTCTGACTTAATATAAGCCTGTCCAAAAAAAGATTGAGATGTACTACTATCTTTTGGATTATGTACCTTAGGCATATACTGTATACCTTCAAAATCTACGGCATCACCTTTTGATATTCCTTTGCCTATTCCTTTACCACTAATTTTAATATATACAGTAGAAACAGTTACCCACTGTTGTGTATATTCAGCCCATTTTTTTAGATAACCTGTTGTACTGTCATACCATTTTTGACCGTCTTTAGGGTCTTTAGGTTCGGTTGATGATGGGTTAACATAATTTTCACTGTTTTTGTCAGTAAAATTGTATTCAGCACCATCAATATTACACATACCAAATGTTACATTTTCGGAAGCACAAGATACGGAATTGACTTGTTCTATATATCCACATTCATAATCTTTTTCAGTATTGATATAAATTTTGTCAGGTAACACAATTAAATATGCACCCATACAAATAAGTTGTTTTTCGGTGTCTGTAAATAAATATTCCTTATCGTCAATTTTAATTGTTACCTTTTCACCGTTAACATATAAGTATTTATCATCAACATAGGTTAAGCCTTTTTTACTCACGATACCGTGAGGATTGTCTAATTCTGCTACTAGTCCTCTTAACGGTCTTGTGGATAATACAGGATAGTCACATGCCGATAAGTTATTCATATCATAAAATTCACCATCAGCACAACGGATATTATGATTATATCCTTTAAATTCTTCTATCATATCCCTTGAAGTTTCAAGGTCTGTTATTTCAGGTAAATACATTTAATCACCACCAATTCACATTAGGTTGTGTATGTTCGTGTTCTTTGTTATACATTATCTTATAACTTTGATAAGCATTATTAAACATAGCCATTGCATTACTGTAGTCAGTTGTTTCTCGGTTATTAAGTGCAATTTGTGCTTGTACATAATATCTGTAAACATCTTCTGCATAAGGCTCTTTAATGAGTAATTCTGTTGTCAAAGGTTTGTCCTTGTAACCTTTGAAATCTTCTATATAATCACCGTCTAGATACTGACTAAATACTTCTTCATTAGTCAGCATATCAAGTGTTGAAATCATTTTAATTTTATCGTCATTATCGTATGTATTAGGATACATAACATTGACGGTATTTAATACATCTTGTATTGTCATATTATCACCATATTAAATAAGGGACGGTTGTTAGCCGTCCCTTTAATCTTATTCAGTAGGCATTTTTGCTTTTACCTTTTCGATTAATTCAAAATCTTCATCTTTGGCTTTCTCACTGTTGTAATAAGCCTCTGCGATATATTCAGGTACCTTAACTGTTTCACCTCTCTTAATTAAGTAGCTTTCACCATTAACAGAAATAAATTTCTGTGTTTCAGCATTTGCACTTCTTAATTTAGGGATAGTTAAATCAACCATTTTTACTTTATCTGTAGCCATATATACTCTCCTTAGTTAGCAATATCTACACTACTATAACTAGAGCCACTTTCTACTCTTAAAATTCTTTCCTCATATAGGATTTTAGCACCGTGGCAAAACTTATAACCGATTGTACTAAACTGTTCAAGTGGACCACCAGCAACAGTCTTGTCCTTGATAATCATTTCTGTACCTTCGCCCTTTGGTTCTACAATACCAAATGCGTCCTTACCTAGAAATAGTGTTGCATATGTAGCCGGCTTAGTAGTCTCCTTATAGACCTTAGCTTCTACACCGGAAATAAACTTAACACCGTGTAGTTCGCCAATTTCACCTTTAAAAATAGGTGCAGTATCATTATGCTTGTGATAATCTTCCCAAGCCTTTGTATTTCTTAGGTCATCCATTACAGATGGATGGATAATTGCTACATAGTAGCCATTAATCTTAGGTGCTTTATTCTTTGCTAGAATTGTACTTGCTCTTGATACTTCTCTAGGTGTTAAAATACAAGTGTTATCTAGTGTTGCTCTAGAAGTAACTGCGTCACCTTCTGTATTGCCGTTATCTGTTGTCTTATGACAGTACATAACATTAGTACCGGTTAGAAGTTTGTTTCTTGTTAGTGTTGCAAAAGTAGCACCACACGCACTACCCATTTCCTCAGTAGCACCCATAATAACATTATCAACGGCTTCTAGTTCTAGACGGTCAGAAACAGTTGTGTAATCGCCATACTGGTTTACATCTGTTTCAATCTTTGTCATACCAAAGGTTGAACCGTCAGGAATAACACCTTCTGTTAGTGGTGTTAGAGCCTTTGCGAATGTGTTAAATTTACGCCATTCTACCTTGTTACCTTTAATAGGTGTCTTTTTACCAAACTGAGATAGTAGGTCAACTTCCTTTGCGTTTTCAAGTAGTGTTGTGTCATAAAATTCCTTAATAGTCTGTGGAATTTTAGTTGTTGTCTGTACATTTGAACCCTGTACAGTGGCATTAAAAAACTGTAGTCTAAATGCAAACATAAAATATCCTCCGTTAAGGGGAATTATTCAAATGTTACTCTTTCCCCTCTTGCAAGTCTTTCTTTTACTTCTTCAATGTCTTTCATTGTGAAATTCTTAGGGTCAACTTTAGACAGAGTAGGACTACCGTTAGATACACCGTTTTCAATCGGTCTATTTAGGTTATTGTTCATTGCTTTTGTTGTGTTTAGTGCCACATTGTTTACTTGCTGATTTATTGCCATTTCCCTCATTTCAGGGTGCATTACTTCATAAGCAATCAATGGGTCTACATTACTACCACCGTGTTCAAATGGTGCAACCAAACGGAAAAACTGTTCATTTTCCATTTCTGTGTTGAAATCAAAGTTAGGATATTTAGCCTTTACTTTGTCACAACGGTCAAAGATACCATTCAAGACTTTGTTATATTCAGCCTGTCTTTCTTGGTCTTCTCTGTCTTTGTTCTGTTGTGCAATAACCTGTTCAGCCTGTTTTACTCTCAAATATGACTGAGTATCCATACCCATTGCACTTGCTTGTTCTTCAAGTAGTGTTGCGTCATTCTGCATAGCACTTAGTAGGTCAGTATTGAAAGTTGCTGAATTAGGGTCTATACCATAGCGATAATTAGCCATTTCTAACACTTTTTTCATTTCTGCGTTAGAATTGTTGAGTGTTTCTAGTTCCTTATCTCTCTTAGACATTCTTTTAGTGAAAGCCTTGTTGAACATATCGTCATACTCTTGCTTGTAACTAGGGTTAGACTTTAGTAGTTCCTTTAGGGTCTGTTGTCCCTCTGTTGGCTCTGGGTTGCCAGTATTTGCTGATGTGTCAGCTTCTCCAGTAGTAGTTACAGTTCCTGTTCCCTCTGCAGTAGGTTCATCATTAAAAAACTGTAATCTAAATTCGATACTCATTAGGTGGTATCCCCCTTTTTTATTCTGTGGTAAGTCACGACCTTATACTTTAATAATAAAAAAAGAGTGGGTTATTTACTAACCCACCCCTATAAGGAAATTTATTAATTTTTGCTTAATATTTTGAATGTTATATAGTCGCTATATGCTGATGAAATAGACTCTAGTCCGTCAACTACTGTATTGTAGATAGTGTTTAATACTAGATTGTATGTTTTGGCTCTATCAATGGATATATTCAACATTGATATTGTTTTAGGCTTGAATACTTTATGCCCACTTGCCATATCTTCCTCATAATCAAACTGTATGCCGTTTTTAGTTAATGCTAGATAAAGTGTATCTGTTAAAGTTGAAATAGCACTACATAAAATATCCTTGCCATTTTCTGCGTAGTTTGCGTGTCCGTCTATTGATAGGAAGTGTGTATTAGGGTTGTACTGTATCAGCATTATCTCACCTGTGTACTTTCTTGTGCCATTGCTCTTGCGTTCTTAACCTGTGCGTTTTCCTTTGTTGTGTCAAGGTCTACAGATTGGTCTGTTGTTGGTACCGGTGTATTACCTTGTTCGCCTAGCATAGGTAATATTTGATTTAGTTGTGCAATTACATTAGGGTCACCTATCATTTGTGCCATCTGCATTGATAAACTGCATAGGCTTTGAATAGTCTGCTGAGTATTAACATTTTCTTGCACAATATTAATTGCGTCGTCTTTGTTCTTGAAGTCCATAAACTGTAACAATGCAAGTGCCTGTTGTGAGTTCTGAGCATTGAACACACCCAAATTATAAAGCTGAATAGCTAATTCGTTCTGCTCAATCTTCTTGTATGGACTTTCTTTTTCTGCTGATACTTCAATATCAAACACTACATCTCTATATCTAACTTCACCGTTTAATTCGTCCATTGGCTGAGGTTTTAACCCCTCATTGTTATATTTAACAAATTCGTAGTTTTTTCCATCTTCAATACGGTATTCCCTAAATAAATCATAATATTGCTTGATAATTTCGATACAATCGTATGTAACATGCTCGTGGAACAGATAGAAAATTTTATTGTGAAGTCTTGAAATCTTAGAACTACTTTCTTGCATTGCTACAATAGCACTCGCAGCCGTAACACCACTAGTTGTACCACCGTTTGATACATCTCTGTTACCTGTGGTTTCTTTCTGTTCGTTGATTAGTTCTTCTCTCAATGAAATAATATTACCACTTAATGTACTTGACTGTACCTGTCTTATGTTACTTTCATCTAGTGAACCTTCTAAATGGATAAGTGGCTTGTCATAGTCCATAAACTCATTTTCATTAATGCCACCATCATTTTTTACCATATACCTAGGTGTAGCCGTTGCTTTTGCGTTCTTTAGCATTGCATTGGTTAGAATGTCAATAGCCTGTTGGTCGCCTCTGCCTATATCTGTATAGCCGTAACCAATCAATGACCCCTCAATGTCAAACAAACTAACAACTTCAAACGGATATTTACTGTGGTCATACCAACCGTTAGGATAATTTTCAGGGTCATTTTCTGTTGAAAATAGGACTTCATCACCACAAAATTTACAGTAATGCAGTACCTTTTTACCGTTTTGGTACTTCTTGTAGTACCAATCAACTACAAGTGACTTATCTGTTGTGTCAATAGAATCATCATATACATACTTACTGACTTCTATTGTCTTGTCACCTAGTTGTTTTCCCTCTAATTGTGGGTACTGTTCTTTTAACTCTTCATTGTCAACTAATTTTGTGTAAAATACATTCCTACTGTCCTGTATATCTGTAATGCCAGGTTCCCAAAAGATATTAAGTAGGTCAATTTTTTTAACTTCAACGGCACCTAAACCATTATTTTTCTGTCCATTAAAGAAAATTCCGGCTACTGCACCACCGTGTTTTAGTGCATATAGTGTTATATCGCTATATGTTTCTTCATAACGCATATTACGAAATTCAACCGGTAAAATTGCAGTTAGTTTTTCTGCTTCTGTTACATCATCAGCCGTTCTAGGCTTGATGTTGCTTTCCGGGTATCCGTCCATTATATCAGCGTGTTTTGATACAATGCAGTTCCACACCCAAGGCGTAGCTATTTCATACGGGTCTTTTGTTTGGTTGTACTTAAAGCCGTTGTTTTTATCCGGTTTAATATAGTCCCATTGTCTTAACTTCCACCACTGTTCATTGGCGATAATTCTTCTTTCTAGAGTGGCTTTACCACTCTTATATTTTTTTAGTGTGTCTTTTGCTTTCGAAATCTCATTTGCACCGATAGGCATTTCAACATCTTGTGTGTTCTCAAACTGTACTTGATTATCTAATTTAAAAGGTGTACCCATTTTAACCTCCGTTATATCGTTGTAATTTTAGCTGATTTAGTGGGTCTATGATTGGTTTGTATTTAGGTGTGTATGGTTCAATAGGCTTAACCTTATTCATCATACAGAAATATCTTATATCGTCGCTTATATGGTCTTCTAACTCTGTGTTCAGGTCTTCAGGCTTATGTTCATCATACATCATAAGTGGTATTGTTCTTATAGCATTTTTACACGAATTAAAAAAGTAAATTCTAGGAAAGCCATTCTTATCAAATGCCATTCTATAATGAACTTGCATCCATCCGGCTACACGGCTATTATCACCTTTTTCAAAGTATATTCTATGCTTATCTGCTATATCTGCCACGCTTTCACCGGCTGAACGGTTCCATATAGCAGGGTCAGCCACACCCCCACTAATCTTTCTACCCTGTAGGTTAGGGTGGTTCTTTTCAAACTCCAATGCTCTTTTCATTTGCTCGTATGGGTCTATCTTTAACCCCTCGTTTGGTTCGCCTGTGCAACCGTAAAACTCGGCTATACGGTAGGCTACACCCTCAGTATCTAAAGCCCAGTAACCAAAGGAAAACGGCTTAGAATAACCAAAGTCATAGGAACGATAGATTTTCCAATGTGACGGTATCATAAAATCATCAATACAATGTGTAAATCTATGTTCTTCCCTCAGTTGTTCAACTGTAGTCCCTAGTTCGTTTGCAATTTGTAGACTTGGCTCTGTCCTAAACTCTTCAAAAAAAGCACCTTGGAAGATGTCCCACTCACCATTGAGCCACGCTTTGCGTAAGGTGGGTGGTAAACCTTTCAACCAGTTGTAATACTGTGGGTCTGCCTTTAATAGTGCCTTGTTATCGGTAACAAGGCTTTGAATAAATGAATAGTCGTTAGGGTTCTCACCGTACTTATATCTACGGTCAATAAACAACCTTTTGACCCATTCGTGACCTACGCCACCAGGGTTGCAAGATAGATATATCCTTTTCGGAAAATTGTTTACACCTCGTACAGTTGCAGAAATCTTCTTGTACTGTTCCTCTGTTATCTGCGTTGCCTCGTCTATCATTAACACATCACATTCCAAACCCTGGAAACGGTCTGCGTCTTTTTCGGTGTCGCAGTATCTAAAGATAATACGGCTTCCGTTGTCAAATCGTAATGTCTTGTCTTTGTCTGAGTACCTTGCAAGTCGCTCTTTACTGTACACATTTAGCTCATTGCACAAAGGTTCTATGTGATTCTGTGTTAGTTCAGGATAGGTCTTTCTGACTATGACTATCGTTATACCACTATGTTTAAGGGCTAATAGTTTCGCCTTGGCTCTAAATACCCACGATTTGCCGCCACCTCTAGCGCCACCAAAGCCCACCACTCGGTGATGGTCTAACAAAAACAGTTTTTGCTTTGCGTTCGGTGGCTCTATGATTAAGTTAGTTTGCATAGTCTTCAGCGTTACCTTCAATCTTTACTGTAATACTCTTGTTGTCGTCTTCTGTGTCGTACATACCACCTAAGCGACACAACATATCTATGGCTTTTGTTTTGTCGTACAGACTAACAGAGATACCGTTTTTTGTCTTTGTGATTGACTGTATACACTTTTGTTGTGTTTCGCTGAGTTTTTTTGTCTCGTTATACTCTAGTTCAGCAGTCTCATACTTGCGTACGATTGGATTTCCGTCTTCGTCATAGTCTTCAAACTCTTCAATCTCTTTTACAATATTAACAAAGTCAGTAATGTTACTTTCTGCTATTGCTTTTAACTCTTTAATTAACTTGTCGTTGTCAATGCCGTTATTTGCTAATGCTTGTTTACTGTACTCTTGTATAGCTTTTTGTATATCGTCTCTCACAAGCTGTTTTCTCGCCGTATCTGTTGCATTACTTGCCTTATAACCTGCCTTGAGTGCTGACTCTTTGCCGTTTACTGTTTCGCAGTAGTACTTTACAAAGTCCATCTGTTTTGATGTTAAAGCCACGATTTTTTACCCCTTTTTTGCTTGTTTTTTTCTCTCTCAGTATAGATTATCAAAAGACAGTAAACTAACCCACCCACGACCGTTTAACGCTTATACACGCTTATACATGCATTTAACATATAGCATTTAAGCCTTGCGTGTCTGACTGTGTACTTACTGCCACCACATCCACCACCGTGGGGAGAAATAGGCATAAAAAAAGACTGCCGAACAGGTTTATTTCGGTAGCCTTTTCTTTTTTTTGCCTCGTGGCAATATGAATTTGCAGTTATTAGTATAACTGATTTTGTGCAGTTTGTAAATAATCAATTAAAGTCAATAAAAGTCAAAAGTAGTCAATGTGAAGATGTAAATGTGTGAAAATATGTTTTTTTCAATCAATTTTTCAATCAATCAAAATCAAATTAATTAAAATCATTCATTTTCTTTCAAAATCGTTCAAGCTTTAACTACATCATTAATCTTTTTTAACTACATCATTTTATTTATCTTTGATGTAGTTAATTTAACTAAATCTAATCAATTCAGAGTTGTTTTATTTTAGTTATTTTTTTCTTGCTTTAGTTTTGCTTTGATTGCTGATACTATCCATCCGTTTAGACTTTCGCCTTGTTTGTCTGCGTGTGCTTTGAGTATATCCCTCTGTCCTTTTTTAATTCTGACACAGATTTTATCATAATTTTTTGCGTCATACTTTGCTACTGCCCTTTGTTGTGCCTTGCTTATTGCCATTTTTTCACCTCCAAATAGGATATATATATATTATACCTATATGGCTAATGATAGCAATATACATATTGCACAAATAAGGATATCAATATATGTGCAAATGTTACAAACATACATTTTTTTGAAAAAAATGCTTGACTTTATCTATTGATAGCAATATAATGGAGACAGTCAAAGGGAAACAACCTAAAGACATTATTTTAGGAGGTACTCAAATGAAAAAGAAGTATTGTGTTGAACACGAAAAGAACGATTGGAATAACACTTATTATTCTAACAAAAAAGAAGCTTTAGCAAAGGCTAGTGAGCTTAAAGCTTTAATGCTTAATGATGAAATCGAAAAGGAAGTTATTTGGGTCACTAAAGGACTTGAATACGAAGACGGTGGTTACAGTGCTGAGGAAACAATTTGGTATTTAGACATTTGAGAGGAACTAAAATGAAATTTGAACAACTACTAAACATTATGCATTGTGATTTTTTTGAAATTCAGAAAGATGGTAAAACATTAATACGCAATCAAATCAACGACAAGCAACGCTACAGGCTTGTTAATTAGACTAGTATAAGTTTATAAGGGTGGGATAACTTCCCACCCTGGAAAGGAAAGACAATGACACAAAAAGAAATCTTATGGTACGCAGTACGAGGAGCAAGGGATTATTTTATCAGTTTAGGAGAAGATACAAGAAAAGCTGAGGGTGAGGTTAAAAAAATCTATTCTTCAATGTTTCGTCAAGCAAGAAGAGAATTGAGAGAACTTGAAAGAATGAAGAAAAAACTTGAAGAACAGGAGGCACAACAATGAAAATTGGTATTACAAGAAAAGAGTTTTTTAGAATTTGCAAAGAAAGAGCAGTATCTGACATAATCTATTGGGAAAAGAAAAATCTTGTTAGATTTGAAATCACTGGCGAATATGACGAACAGTATCTAAGAGAATTAAGAGACGCAAGAAATTATTTTTATTTCTTGCTATGGAAAGAGTAACACAGAGTGGCACCACCTTTGGTGGTGTTAATGTGGGCAAGGCAAACGCCTTGGTGGTCACAACCCCACAAACCAAACCGAAAGGAAGATATATATATGACAAACAACGCAATTATCGAGAAAGCCCAAAATCAGCTTCTTGCTGAGGGAAAAATAGGTAGTAACATCGTTACTACTGAATATGGTGAGGTAGAAGTACCGGAAGAAATTCACACTTACGCAATGTGGAAGTCCCTGGGCTACCAAGTCAAGAAAGGCGAATAGGCTATCGCCAAATTCTCAATTTGGAAGTATGTTAGCAAGAAGAGCAAAGAAAAAGAGGATGAAGAAGCCGAAACTTCAAGAATGTTTTTGAAAGCAAGTTCTTTCTTCAAGTTCTCACAAGTAGAACAAGGGTTATAGTTAACGAACTAGGTGAGGTTGTCGCCTGGTGTAAGGACTTAACACAAGAAGAAATAGAAAATGTGCTTTCTACAAGCACAGAATACAAAATCACTTGCATAGTTCTTTAATAGAATTATACAAAAACAAACAAATGATATTATTTAAGAAAGCCACCCGAAAGGGTGGCGAAGAAAGGAAACTAACTATGAAATACTATATTGTAGGCACAAGAAAATACAACACAAACCACACAGACTTTACGGATGAATGGACTGCTTATCAAGGTTTCGATTATGAGGAAGCAAAGAAAGCACTTGCAGAAGAACAGAGTAACTATGAATGTTACTCAACCAAGCAAGAGAAAGCCACACACGAAGTATTCGGTGAAGTGTACGAACTACCTGACGACCTAGACACATCAGATAATGACGCAATTATTAACGCATTATGTGAATGTTGTGGTTGTGATGATTTTGAATAAAGAAAGGTGATTAAGTATGATAAATATAGACTTGCCAAAAGAACAGCCTTATTTATATGATGAATTTATGGATATTATTCAAAATTTTGGCTTTGTATATAGCCACGAAATTGACGGTGACAAAGTTTACGAAAAAACTTGTGATGAACATAGTATAAGTCTTGTAATATGTGCCGATTTATCAGGTGCAAATATTTATGTTGATGATGATTGTTATAATTATCCTTTGGGATAGATTAAAATAAAAAAAGACTAGGGATAACCCTAGTCTTTTTTTATACCGGCAATAGTAACCAACACAAAATTCTCTTTATCCTTTACAAACACATCAGTAAAGCCTTTAACCCACTTCTGATTATCGTTAGGTAATATGGATGACTTCTGTAAGGCATCCAATACAAACTTCTTTCCAAAGGCTATGTTGTCAAGGTCGTGTCTAGTGTTATAGTGCCATTCAAACACAATCCTTATAGGTTTTGTTATCTTCTCTATTCTGTGAGTTGCTTTATAACTCATAAGTAATAATTTAATTTTATCTTCCGTATCGTGTTTTAAAATGTTACCTTTATCATTCTTGCCAAACCTATACCGACACGCATTTATGTATTCATTCGCCGTTGGCAACCTAAATGGTATCTTAAAGTGATAAGTCATTCTGCTAATCTCAATGTTGCTTCATAAAGAAGATAAACAAAATCATCAACTACCGTACATTCGTCTTTTAGTTCGGTAAAGGTTATATTATAACCTAGTTCTTTTGCTTCTGCTTTGACTTTCTCAATATCAGAAGTTACCTTTTTTTTGAATTCTTCTAATGTTGTATCATTCTCAGAAAATGAAAAATACCTAGACACTTCCATTTCTTTAAAACCTTTTGCAAAAATTAAACGCAAAGCCATTTTGTTAATATCGTCAGTAATTTTATAACCTTCGTAGTCATTGATACATTCTTTAATTGTTTTTGCCGGTATAACACCGTTTAAAAATTCCATTTATTTCTCCTTAAAAATTTTCATAGTAGTAGTTCAGATATTGTGCGTAGGGGCAGTAATGCCACCTATCGGCACAATATCTTCTTTTGTGTATGTTTTTGGCTTGTGGACTACTAAATCTCATAATGTTAGATACCTCAATATAAATACATTCACAGTTCAAATCTATTGAATTGTTGTCTTTTCTGTAATAAGGGCATTTAATTCTAACATCAAGATATTTTCCTTTGTTAGCCATTTTCACTCCTTAATCATTATTAACATCCTTTTTTTCCTCACCTAGGAAATCTAGGAACTTATCACACATAGCACCGACTTGTATCGCCTCTCGAATAAGTGAAGAAGCAAACATTTTAGCGCCTTTTATGCTTACCGTTAGATAATCGTCCTTCTTGACAATACTCCATATACGCTCAGTATAGTAATCTAAATTGCTCAATGCTTCCTTTGCTTCTTCCACTTCTTCAAGCAATACTGCGTATGCCTCGTGTGATGAATGAAATGGTGGATTTTCCTTGTTTGCTTTCTTCAACTCTTTGTCAAAGAGTGCTTGTATTTCTTCGCTACTTACTGCAAAACTCATTCTTTATTCCTCTCTTTCTATCGGTGTGTTCCAGCATTTTTGACAGTTTGTGGAACACTCATTAAATTCTTTTTCGGTCATATATCCTAAATAATATGGACATATCTCACTAGGAATACCATTAGTAAGTGGAGCGTTTGGGTGCTTATCAAGAAAATCAGTTAAATATGTTTCCTTTGGATGTTCATTAGACCATCTCTGTATAATCTCGACAGTTTTGTCAGGATAACACATTTCAAAAACACTACAAGATTTATTCTTGCCATTTAATTTTGAACTTAAAGGACATTCAAGACAATCATTTTCGCCACACATTCTTCGCTTTTCTCTGAAATAGTTTTTGGTTAGTTTACAATCAATCATTTTTGTCACCACCTTTCAATAGGCACATAATAACAACACCTGTTACTGCACCGATTAAATAACATACTATATGTGATACTGCACTAGCCATCAAATACCCCCATTCATGTTTGTTTCAATTTTGTTAGCACCTAATCGAAACATATGTGTTAAATAAGTCAATGTGTTATCAAGATTTAATTTGTGCATAGATAAGATAACAACAAAGTCAAGATAAGATATAAAACCATTATGCTCACGCATAAAGTTAATGACTCTTTTGATGTCCTTTTCTGCGTAAAATCTTCTTGATAGCTTAATGAACCTTTTTTGATTTATCTTTTTCATTCTTCTTCCTCCTCACATAACTTTTTGCCCTCTTGTTCCAAGCATTTATTGCTTCTTCTCTTGTTTCAGAATAATTGCCAAGGCTTGCACCACAATCATCATCTTTACAAACTACAACATATTTT